TACAGCACAAGGTCACTAGATTTATTCATGATGAAAGCTTTATAAGTAGGCATAGCACAAAGACGTTTACGGCAATGATTGATACGGCTATCAAGGCATCTTTCATTTAATCCCCTGATAGGTCAACAATGGGATTGATAACGTACTCTGCAAGCTCACTACGGTCTGCCCATTCTTCAGCATCAAATAGTGTATTGAATCTATCCATATGGGTTAAACCATCATAGAATAGTTTGTACGTGACTAGATAGCCTACAATCTTAAAGTTTTCCATTACATTACCCTTTCATGTATTGGTTACTGCTAACACGTTGATGACGCACAGTCTTAATATGATGATTCCACACTGTAACATCACCGGACAATGGTACACGTATTGTTGATCTTAAAAAACCTCGTTTGATCATAATTCCGTTGATTCTACCCTTAGCAGTGTACGCTGTGATAAACCTCGTTGATGAAGTTTTCTTCACTACGTACACCAATTTGTAAGCTTGCCATAATTTATTAAGCATGATGATATCCCTATGCGATTTTGAGTTTGATTACTTTTGACATCTTAACACCATGAGCGATATAGCCAATAGTGCTTACTGATTTATCCCAACAAGCACGACATCCATTGCACTTACCTTCGTGCTGGTATGCTTCACAGACTTTGATGTTATCAGCATCAAAGTTTGTTGCTATAGTGCTCGACCATGGTGCATCGAGTACCTCACCGACAATAGAATCCGATGATCTACGGACAACAACATTGTCCAATGCATCCATCTTGTCGATGATAGTTTGAAATTTAGTAAACTTATGCATTCTAGTCGGTAACCAGTGCTTGACCCATGGTGTACGCTGCATAACCTGAAGCATTTTCTCTGCTAACCCTAAAGCGTACATGTCACCAGAGTCAAACCAGCGAAAGTATCTATCAGCGTCTAAAGCTTTGACCATGTCATCGACCCAACTATCACGCTGCCAATCTTCACGATTGTGAATCCTTGGTGCTTTGACATTAGGATAATTATAGTTGCCCGTGGTTGCATAACACCCTTTGCAAGCATCGACTAAGGATCCATCGCTAGCCCTCGAACCTGGACATGTATCTAGTGCCTGAAGTGACCATGATCGAATGCCGTCAAGCTTGGACGTAACGCTGATTTTGACTTGAGGTTTACTATACTCTGCTGCCTGCATTGCCATGATAGTTAATCCTTTGTGGTGATTGATTGAAGTTTACTTGAAAGCAAGCTTTAAAGCTTTTACCCAGTACTTTTGTTTATTAGCTGGTCCAACATAATGTAGATGCTCTGTTCTGTATTCCCCTGTCATGTAATCCTGCTCACTCTCCGATGATACCCAAGTGTCCGGTGTAATGACAGAACTGGATAAGTGCGGAAAGTAACGTAAGTGACGAACTAAGTCTCTGAATGAGAATTCTTCGAATTCGAACACAAAGCCATCCTCCGCTGTTTCACCGTCTTCTGCTGATTCTTCGGTTACTACGTCATATGTCTTACTGATTAAAAGCATTTGATTTACTCCTGGTTTGTTGTTGATGTATGCATACTAACTAACTGATTTTGCGTTGTCAACGGCATTTCAGGCCTATCCGACGAACGGACAATATCCAAGGATGAACGGTAGTGTTGTTCGAATACAACATTGTTTCACGTGGAACCAGTGCAGATTGTGCAGGCTTTGAAGTATCTTCGAAGTACTTCTGTGGGGTGCTTCATAGATACACCTCCGCAACCTTCGTAGCCTATGCACCAATCCAGTGCAGACTGTACAGATATACAGTAAACTACCTAGCCTGTGGATAACTCTACGATATCTGTGGATAAGCTGTGGATAACTATGCTGTATCCTGTGGATAACTCTGTATAACCTGTGGATATGTTGCAGTGCAGTATAGGGGGAGGGGTGTGGTTGTAGTGTAAATGTTGTGGTGCTACCTAGCCTCAAAAAAAGCTAAAATGGAAGTCTCTAAAGACTAAACAGTCTATCTAATAATATCTAATAAAATCAATAGCTTAGTAATAAAGCCTCTGCGGAGCCTCTGACACCATGTAAATGGAGTCCCGCCATAGCCTCTAAAGACTGTGCAATCTGTGCTGGTGTCAGTACACTCTGTGCTGGTTAAAAAGAAACAACTTGACAAAACTTAAAAAATATGCTATAATATACCCTTCTATGTAGAAACGATGAACAGACGATGTACAAACAATAAATAAAACTTACTTTATACTTACTACATACTAACTTCATACTGACTACATTGTAGAGATACATAAAATTATATACACCCTAAAGTCCTGCTTTCAGCAGAGAAACTATATAGAGGGATCTGATGTCAGAAATTAAAATTACTTCTCCTACTGAGGATTGTTCGCTACCTTCATCGGTCAGCCAGGATGTCTTGGCAGTCAATGAAGAGAAGAAAGTGCCTGCGAAAAAGAAGAGATCTAGAGGTCGTCCTAAGAAGGAAGAAGTACAGAAGTACATTAAGAGAGAGAAAAGAGGTAGACCACCAGGAGAAGCAGCAAGGATTAAAGAGTTCACTGCTTCGCTGTTGCTGACACACTCTAATGCGATTATCAGAAAGATAGTACATAAAGCATTAGATGATAATGATAAGGATCAGATTGCAGCGCTTAAGATGTGTATGGATCGGATGCTTCCAGTATCTTACTTTGAGGATAAAGGAACAGCATCAGGGGCTAAAGCAATCACTATAAACATCACTGGTATTAACGACAAACCAGTTGAGATGATTGAACATGAGCCTGTAGACGTTGAGACTACACTAATTGATTACGATAAAGAAGAAGAATGAGTAATTTGACGGTATCTCTTCTTCCTTGGCAGCAAGAGGTCTTCAAAGATCCAGCAAGGTTTAAGATCATCGCTGCTGGTAGACGTACAGGTAAATCAAGGTTAGCTGCTTGGACATTGATTATTGAGGCACTACAGACTGAGAAAGGCCATGTCTGGTATGTAGCCCCAACACAGGGACAAGCTAGGGATATTATGTGGTCTACGCTGTTAGAGCTAGGCCATACAGTGATCAAGAATAGTCATGTCAATAACATGCAGATTACGTTGATCAACGGTGCAATGATATCGCTAAAGGGTGCTGACAGACCAGAGACTATGCGTGGTGTTAGTTTGAAGTACTTAGTGATGGATGAGTACGCAGACATGAAGCCACAGGTGTTCGAACAAATCCTTAGACCTGCTTTAGCGGATCAGAAGGGTAGAGCAATGTTCATTGGAACACCAATGGGTAGGAATCACTTTTATGAATTGTACAAAGTAGGTGATTCAGGTAAAGATAAAGATTACAAGTCTTGGCACTTCACTAGCTTTGATAATCCATTGTTAGATCCTTTAGAGATTGAAGCAGCTAGAGGTTCGATGTCTAGCTTTGCTTTTAGACAAGAGTTTATGGCTTCGTTTGAGGCAGCACAGTCGGAGATCTTCAAAGATGAATGGATTAAGATCAGTGAAGAAGAGCCGGAAGAAGGTAACTACTTTATTGCGGTGGATCTATGTGGTTTCAGCGATTCATCTCAGACGAATCAAACGAAGAATAAAAAGCTTGATGACACAGCGATAGCTATTGTTAAGATCAATACTAAAGGCTGGTGGGTTGCTGACATTCAACACGGTAGATGGGATGTCCGAGAAACAGCAGTGAGGATTCTAAAGGCTGCAAAGGACTACAGAGTTAATGCAGTAGGGATTGAGAAAGGTTCACTGAAGAATGCAGTGATGCCTTATATGAATGATTTGATGAGAAGATTAAATTATTATCCTCGCATTGAAGAGCTAACACACGGTAACAAGAAGAAAGCAGATAGGATTGTTTGGTCATTACAGGGACGCTTTGAACACGGTAGGATTGTGTTGAATGAAGGTGATTGGAATAATAAGTTTGTAGATCAACTTATGCAGTTCCCTGATCCTAAGACACATGATGACTTAATTGATGCGTTAAGTTACATTGACCAGATTCAAGTAGCGGATTGGAATCAGAATCTGGACCAAGAAGAGTATGAAGTCCTAGACACTACGATAGGTTGGTGACAATGAAATTTGAATCTGAAATCTCTCCTCAGAATGCTCTTGTAGCATTTGTTATGGATCGATGTAACGATTGGCGTAACTACAGAGATGAAAACTTCCTAGAGCGTTGGGACGAGTATGAACGTCTATGGCGTGGTCTTTGGGCTGATGAAGATAAGACCAGAGGCACTGAGCGTTCTAAACTGATTTCACCAGCACTGCAGCAAGCAGTAGATAACAAACAAGCTGATCTAGAAGAAGCTGTGTTCGCTAAAGGTGTGTTCTTTGATATCAGTGATGATGTCAGTGATCAAGACAAGACAGACGTTGAAGCCATGAAGTCTTTATTGTCTGAAGACTTTAAGAAAGATAAAGTACGTAAGAACATTGGTCAAGTTATGACCTTAGCTGAGGTCTATGGCACTGGTATCGGTGAATTGATTGTAAAACAAAAGAAGAACCTAGCACCAGCAACACAGCCCACAGCACAGCCTGGACTGAGGATGATCGGTGTTAATACATCGTACAGAGTGTCCGTAGACTTAAAACCAATCAATCCACGTAACTTTTTAATTGATCCTAACGCAACAAGTATTGATGATGCGATGGGTTGTGCTATTGAAGAGTATGTCGGAAGACATGCTGTTATCAAAGGCATGGAAGATGGTGTTTATAAGAAAGTAGCGATTGGTGATGCTTACTTAGATACAGATCTAGAGCCTAATCAGGATCTAACATACTATCAACAAGACAAAGTACTCTTACTTCGTTACTATGGCTTAGTACCTAAGAAGCTACTAGAAAACCCTGAAGATAGTACAACAACAGACGATGAACTCTATTCAGAGATGGTAGAGGCTCTTATCGTTATTGCTAACGGTGAAGTACTCCTGAAAGGTGAAGAAAACCCTTTCATGATGCAAGACAGACCTGTTGTTGCTTACCAAGCTGACAGTGTTCCTGGTCGTTTCTGGGGTCGTGGAACGGCTGAGAAGGCCTACAACATGCAAAAGGCTGTGGATGCACAGATTCGTAGCCATGTTGACTCTTTAGGGCTTACAGCAGCCCCTATGATGGCTATAGATGCCTCTAGAATGCCTCGTGGACAGAAGTTTGAGATACGTCCTGGTAAGAATATTCTTGTCAATGGTAACCCTCAAGAGATCCTACAGCCC